CTCATATAATTTTACTTGGTCACATTAAAGATGTCCAGTTAGATAAAGCAGGTGCAGAATTTAACACAATGGATTTGGATTTGACAGGAAAAATTAAGAGAATTGCAAGCTCAAAGTCTGATGCTATTGGTTACCTATACAGAAAAGGTAATAAAAACATCCTTAGTTTCAAGACTTCTGATGAAGTAGCATGTGGTGCAAGACCAGATCACTTAAAGAATCAGGAGATTGTTATCTCTGAGGTTGAAGAAAATGGTAATATAAAAGTATATTGGGACAAAGTATTTATTGATTAAATTTTAAATAGTTATGATTAACACATTAGATGTAAATGTAGAGTTAGGTTCAGGTGGTGGACCGAGTAAAGTATTAGAATATGGTAACCATGAAGTTACTGTAGTAAAAGTAATATTAGATGAAAATAGGTTTCAACCAGATTCTTATTTCCTAAAGTTTATTGTAGAAGGCCCAGATATGGGAGATGATTTCCAAGGTTTACTATTTGATAAGAATGATCCTAGTCTAGGAAGACACCGTGGTCAAGTAGGATGGGTTAAAGCTAATCAATATGCTTTTGCAGATAAGAATGAAGGTGGTTTAGTAATTAAAAGAGATCAAGAGATCTTGAAATATATTAAATTGCTTGCACTAGAATGTGAAGCAGGTGATTGGTTTATTGCACAAAATGGTAAGCATAGCACTATCCAGGAGTTTATCCAAGCAGTAAATGAATCTAAGTTCTTTAAAGATAAACCACTTAGAGTTTGTATTGGTTCTAGAAGGTATGAGAGCAAAGGTTATATGAATAATGACTTGTTCTTAACCAGATGGACTAAGAAGAATAAACCATTTGAGTCTGTATCTGTACCAGCAAGTGAGTCTATGATTCCTGTATTTAATGAAACAGAACATGTCTATACTAAGAAAGAAAAAGAAGTTTCTGGATTCAGCAGTGATGGAAGAGTAGAAGAGAAGAAAGTAAGCACCAAGTCTGGTGATGATTTTGACCTGTAATATTTATTATAATCAGGGGGAGTAAGAGATTGCTCCCCTTTATTATTTGTACTATGATCTATACTAGCAATGTCATACTATCAACTGATGAAATACCATCTACATGGATATTTGAGTACTATGCTCAATTACCATATAAACTGGTAGGACAGTCAGCAAAGATTAAATCAATCTTTAACCCGAAAGATACAAACCCATCTCTAGTATTCTATGTAAAAGATGGTCAGTATAAGTTTAGAGATTTTTCAGCAGATATATCTGGTAATAAAGTATCCTTTGTAAAGAAACTACTAGAGAAGCAACTAAATAGAGAGATACCAATTAAAGATATTGAATGTAAAATTATAGCAGACTATGTAGAGTATCTAGAAAATCATGATCATGAAGATATAAAGCTAGTAGAAGAAGAAAAGTGGAAGATTGTAGATTACAAAACTAGAAGCTGGTACATGTATGATGCTAAGTACTGGACTGAATATGGTATAGGTTCTGATGTACTAGAGTTCTTTAATGTCAAGCCTCTGAAGAGTATTATTATGAATAGAGGAATTGAGTATCTAGAAATATCTAGAGTCATGAGCTATGCATATACTCAGAAAGATGGCAGTATATACAAATTATATGTACCACTAGATAATAAAGAGAAAAGATTCAAGAACTTTAATTCTAAGTATATCCAGGGTATGGATCAACTAAGTTATTCTAAACCTAATCTGGTTATATGCTCATCACTAAAAGATGCTATGGCTCTATATAGTTTTGGACTAGATCTAGATGTAATTGCACCAAACTCAGAAACTACTTTGATCTCACCAAGTATAATGGATACTCTAAAGAGTAGCTATCAAAGAATATGTATCTTATTTGACAATGATGATACCGGTAGAGCAGCTACAGCTAAATACCAAAAGAAGTATAATACTGAGTCTCTATACCTACCCATAGAGAAAGATATATCAGATGCTGTAAAAGCACATGGTAGAGATACAATTAAACAAGAATTTATTAAAATTTTCAACACATGAGTTGGATATATAACAGAGTGGAGTTTACTCCCGAGATGATTCCTGATGGAGCTATTGGCTTTGTATACTTAATGAGTGCCATTGTAGATGGTAAGTCAGTACTATACATAGGCAAGAAGAACTTTTATACTGAGAAAAAGACTAAGCTTAAGAAGACTGAAAAACCAAATGACAAGAGGATGAAAGATTATAAGCTGGTCAAGAAATTAAACTATCAAAACTATTTCAGCAGCAATGATGTTCTTAAAGAAGCTCACAAGAAAGGAATTCAAATTAAACGGGAGATACTCCATATCTGTTATTCTAAGACAGAACTTACTTACATGGAGACTAAACTCCAGTTTGTATATGGAGTACTAGAAAACTCAGATTACTTAAATGGTAACATACTAGGTAAATTTTATAAGCAAAATGGTAAATTGGGATGATTTAAAAATCAATCTCTGTACATACTTATACATCCATCAAGACATAGCCTACAATACTGTAGAGTTTCATTTTAATGTAAATACTAATTATTATAATGAGCCATATATTTCTGTGGTTTCAGTATATCCTGGTTATATGTCTGATTCTAAAACTACAGGATACATAGTAGATATTTTAATAGACTATATGAAATACTCAGATGATGAGATAAATAAAGGCTATGTAATGATTGATAAAGACGGTAATGTTGAGATATGGTTGTTTCAGGAAGATAAAAAACAAAAAGTAAAATCTTTTAATATAAAAGAATATGGTACATAATGCAATGATACTAGAACTATTAGATCTAGGTGCTGTAAAAGCAGTAATAAATTACTCTGGAGGTGGAGATTCTGGAGCTGTAGATGAAGTAGAATTTCGTGATGCTAATGATAATGTTCTAAAACTAGATGATAGACGTGAAGAAATAGAAGATATGGTATATCCTTTATTAAATACACTAGAAGACTGGTGGAATAATGAAGGAGGATATGGACTAATGGTTCTTGATCTAAGAACAGGTGAGTATCATATTGAGAACACTATCTATATCCAACATACTGAAGAGTTTACACATACTGGAACTTTAGAATTAAAAGAATGAGTCATCCTGTAGAGCATGCTAAATCCTCTGTAAGAAAATGGGGAGGATCTGTAGAAGATTACCTACCAATACATGAATGGTTTGATGAAACCAAATCTTGGTATGGACATAGTTTACATAGGATGTTTAGACATCACTCAGAAGGAATATTTGAGTGTGAAAGAGTATTTGGTAAATACATTATCAATTCAGTAGGTAAGAGAATATACACTAGGTATGTAGGAGAACAGCATGTAAAAGAAGATTGCTATAACTATATACCTTCTGCTAAAGAATGGATATTGAATATGAATAATCCAACAGAATGGATGCTAAGAACTATTAAAATAGAAAAAGAAAATGACAAAGACCAAACTAACACCAACTGATTATCATAGTATGGTTAACTTGCTTAACTCTACAGATAAAGAAAATACTACAGTAGTATTATCTATACTAGAAAATCTAGATTTTACTGCTAACTTACCGTATATATTACTTTTGTTAAAGAGAATGAACAGACAAGATAGGGAAAAGATAGATGAGTATTCTAATCTTTGGAAGAATCTAAATAACATAGGTATTCAAACCAGTAATCCTATTAGAATGGCATTAATATTTCAGAAGATAAAACATCATGTAGATAGAGAAGCTGTAGAGTTTGTAATGAATGAAGGCTTTATTAATGATGTATTAAAGCATTTACAAGACTGGGGATTTGATTTCATAGATGAAGTAGATATAACTTTAAAACTTAGAGAATGAATCTAAATGAGAATCTAGCAAAGGTCAGTAAAGATCTTATGCTTAAAGAGCCCTTCTATGGTTTATATCTATTGATGCTGAATAAGCATTGGTCAGATAAAGTACCAACAGCAGGTGTGTATATGAAAGGTATTAACTATCAAATTGATATTAATGCTGAGTTCTGGAATAGTCTAGAACACAACCATAAGATAGGTCTTCTAAAGCATGAGCTATTGCATATTGCATTCTTTCATTTACTTAGAAGAGATGAGTTTCCAAATAAACAACTAGCTAATATTGCCATGGACTTGGAGATTAACCAGTATATAGATAGCCAGTATCTACCAGAAGGTGGTATGACACTTGAATTGTTTAAGGATCTTAATCTAGAACCAAAGAAAGGTACAAGATATTATTATGATAAGCTTCAACAAGAAGTAGATAATAATCAAAAGATTCAGAAGATCCTGCAAGCTATGGGTGATGGAGAGGCTAGAGATGGAGATGGTACTCTAGTTCCTAACCACGACTGGGAAGCATTTGATGAGTTATCTGATGCTGAGAAGAAATTACTTGGTAGTCAGACAGACTTTCACTTAAAGCAACTAGCAGATGCTATGAGTAAAGGTAGAGGTACTATACCAGGAGAGCTATCTGATTATATTGCTAAACTTCTTAATCCTGAACCTGCTAAGTTTGATTGGAAAGGTTATCTTAGAAGATTTGCAGGTGGATCTATTAAAGTATATACTAAGAAACTTAGAAGAAAGATAAACAGGAGATATGAAGAGAATCCTGGTTTGAAGATTAAACCAAAGAGACATGTCCTTGTAGCAATAGATACTTCTGGTTCTGTAAGCAATGATGAGCTTGTAGAATTCATGAATGAGATACATCATATACATAAAACAGGATCTGATATTACAGTAGTACAGTGTGATACAGCCATTAGTAGTATATTACCCTATAAACCAAATTGTGATATTACAATTAAAGGTAGAGGAGGAACTGATTTTGATCCGGTAATTGAGTATTTTAATGCTAACTTAAATAAATATACATGTCTTATTTATCTGACTGATGGTGAAGCACCAGCACCAGATCCTAAGCCTAAAGGTAAGACATTGTGGGCACTATCTAGTATTTCAAAAGAGGTAGATCATCTACCAGGAGTTACAATTAAATTAAATTAAACACATTATGGCACAAGTAAATTTGAACATTGACGAACTAAAGACATTCTTTGGACACATTGTAAAGAATAATCAGCACATACAAGCAGAAGGTAAAGTACCTGTTGCAGTAAATATAGAAGGTGAAGCGGGTATTGGTAAGACTAGTAGTATATTACAGCTCTCTAAGGAGTTGAACATGAGTATGGTTAAGTTATCTTTATCTCAGATAGAGGAGATAGGTGACTTAGTGGGTTTTCCAGTTAAGGAGTTTGAGATGATTAAGGAAGATGGTACTACTGCTTGGGTTCAAGAATCTACTATGCCTATGTACATACAAAGTAAGTACAAGCCAACTGGAGAAAAGAGAATGACACATGCTGCTCCTGAGTGGATTCAGGGTAAGGAAGAAGGTGGGTTCTTGATCTTAGATGACTATACTCGTGCTGATCAAAGATTCATGCAGGCATGTATGGAGATCATAGATCGTCAAGAATATATCTCTTGGAAGTTACCTAAGAACTGGCATGTTATCTTAACTTCTAATCCAGATAATGGTAACTATCTTGTTACTAGCTTGGATGATGCTCAGAAGACTAGGTTTATTACAGTAAATCTAACATTTGATATTGATTGCTGGGCTCGTTGGGCTGAGTCTGCTAATATAGATTCTAGATGTATTAACTTCTTATTGATGCATCCAGATCTAGTTACAGAGAAGACTAATGCTAGGAGTATTACTACATTCTTTAACTCAATTAGTTCTATACCAGATTTCCAGGAGAATCTACCATTGATCCAAATGATTGGTGAAGGTTCTGTAGGAGCTGAGTTCAGTACTATGTTTACTATGTTTATCAATAATAGATTGGATAAAATGATACATCCTAAGGATATCATTAATAATCCAAACTGGGCATATGTAAAAGGTGAGTTGCTAAACTCTATTGGTAAAGATGATTCTTATCGTGCAGACATTGCTAGTGTGATGACTACTAGAACTATCAACTATGCATTGAATTATGCAGAAAAGAATACTGTAGATCAGAAGATCATTGATAGAATCATAGCTCTTACTACAGATGAAG